CCAAGCAATTCGACGAGCCTTAGGTATTCAGTCCTTGGTGACGCAACAAAAGGGACGCCGGCAGCACAGTACTCGATTGCCTTGATCCAGGATTTAGCGTGGTTGAACTCAATGTCGGATAAAGGCGCCAGGCCAATGTCAAAGCAGAAAGACATCTTTGCGTAATCCCATGGTGCTCGCATTGGGCTCTTGGCCACACGGTCACGTTTCAGCCCGAGGGCGTCGGCAAAAGGATTACCGGAACCGTAATGTCCGCTGTGGTGGAACTTCATGCTGTTATCAAAAATGCCGAACAGTTCCTCTAGGTCACCGCTGCGGTGATTGGTTGAACCAACCCAGCCAACGACTGGCTGTTTTCCGTTAAAGCCACGGGCAGCGAAATGGTTGACTGAAATATGATTCTCAATTACCACGACGTTCTTGTGTCCACAGAGGTTCTCGACTGCCGATTTTAAAAATGGCGTCGAAACAGTAACTACATCAGACAACTCCAGAATCTTCTGGTAGTGGTCAATGTTTTCCTCTGGGTTGTTCTCGGGTCGTGTCAATTTATAGGCAGCGTTCCGAGGGTCGAGGCCCCAGTACCAGTCATCAAGGTCATTAATGATTAGTGACCTATTTTCCTTTTCACGGTAGGCCGTCAACTTTTCGACAAGATTGCCGAACATAATTCGTTGCATAACAATTACGTCTAGATTATGAGCAACTTGTCCTTTGTTGTTTGAAACGCCAAACCCATGCTCGTCGCTCCACGTCAGCCACCCAGTCGCAGACCGCATCGTCATGTGCGGACGAACCTGCTGTAGGCGCACCCAGTTTGCACCACCGGGAATGTTCATCCCGTTGGTGTCGAATAAACTGCGCGACCAGTCTGTAGTAGCAAACCCAATACTTGTCATAGTGTTGCCGGGTCAACCTTATCGAATGACCAGGTTCCATCAAGGGAGTCCCATAGGGCAAGATCAATGCCAGTCGGCTCTAGATCGTTTTCTTCCATCATGCGCTTGTGAGTAACGATTGCCTGACGCAGGAACTCAACAACCTTAACCTTCTCATCGATATGATCGGTGCCCAGCGCAATCATGCGGTTAACTTCTTCAAGTTTTGACTCGACATAAAACTTGAAGCGACTGATCTTCTTTGTCTTGTGGTCTGACTCAGCAGCAACCTCGGCCACCAGCGCAAATCCTTCGTCGCCCAGGCGTTCGTATCGGGCTACCTGGTCGGCTGTTTCTTTTTCGATTCTTGTCAACTGATTGCTCAAGTTGTCAACAAGGGCCGACAATGCGCGCCGCCAGCGACCCCAGTTCTCCGGCAACAGAAGATACTGCTTCTGTGAATCCGAAACATTGTTCTTAACTTCTTCCGCCACAAGGCGGGCAAAAGCATCGTCGTTCATTACTTCCTCCAGGCAGGGCACACAGTCTTAAAGGTGCACCAGTTACATAGTTTTGATGTTTTGTATTCAAACTCACCAGACTCACAACGTTGCATAATTTCGTTATTTGTAGTGATGAGCATTTTAGTTGTTGATTTCAGTGTACTTTCAGTTACCTCAGACGTCAAGCGCGTGCCGTCCTTGAGATACAGCAGTTCAACCGTGGCCGGCATCCGTGACAACTTGTTGTTGATCATGAGAGCATAGATAAACAACTGCGTGAACTTGTCGTCCCGATAGCGTGGAGCCGGTGTCTTGCCTGTTTTGTAGTCCGAGACAATAATCCCCTCAGAACCCTCTGACCAACGGTCAACGAACCCACGGATGCGAACACCCTCGATTTCGCCAGTGACCTCATACTCAAGACCTACTGGTTCGATTTCGGCTGGACTCTCCATGCCAAAGTAATTTTCAACGCACCACCAGGCATTCCACCTGAACTTCCGTAGCGTCGGTTCATCTGCGCCAATCACGCCAATGACACGATCCCGCCAGCCATTTTTATTCCACGCAGCGTTAGCGATTGCCCGAGCAGAATTTAAAGTCCGTTCGTCCGGCGGCAAAGCAAACAGAAACTCAAGGATTTCGTGAACAAACGAGCCGAGAACTGTTGCTTCAGTATCAGGCTCACGCAGGCCATCGATTTTTGTGTACTTGAATCGAAGGGGGCACTGCTTGAAAGTTGATAGGGATGATGGAGATAAGTACTCGGGGGGAGTGAGGCTCATTCGGGAGACTCGTCTTCGAATGTTCCGCCCGTAGTGATGAGGGCGCATTCGGTGATGAGTGCACGAAGGGCATCAGCGGTCGCCGTCTCGCGCTTGGGGGTGGGTGCGCCGCCGCTAATCTTCGCCCAATAATTCTTAAGGGCCACCTTGCCATCAGCGTCGAGTCTCTTGGTCTTGTTCATGAACTCTTCCCAGAGCGCCTCGATTTCAGGATCAACACTCGCCTGGGCATCCATGGTTAATGCCTCTTCGGATCGCGCAAGGTAAAGGCCGACACCAAACTGCTGGGCCGCCTTTTTGAGAGCATCTGATACGGCACCCTTGAATTCATCACCAAGATCAACAATGTCGCCGGCCTTGGTTCGCTTAATTTTCTGACCACCAAAGCCATCTTTGTGAATGCCACCCCACTCCGACTCATAACCAAGAGTAAGACGAACATGAGCAACGATGAAGTCTGGATCGAGGGCATCACGCTCACAGCGGATAATTTCAGAACTCCAGCCCTGAACACCAAAGACCTGATTAAGTCTGGTGATCACCTCGCTGACGGGAATATAGGTCAGCGATGTGCCACTCTTCTTGAGTTGACGCTCAACGCTGGGGTGGAAAGGCTCATACAGGTCCTTCATGGCTTTTGCGGCCCGCTCATCCTGCTCCTTTTTGCGCTTGCGCAAACCCGCTTCCCAGTCGTCGGTGTTTAGAGGCGCGGCAAGAACCACCTCTTCGGCAACGGCGGTATCAGTTGTGTTTTTACTAGCAGTCATTACTTTGCCCTCCTGACGGCAATGCTTGTTTTAGGTTCACCTAGTTCGCAGTAGTTGTCGGCATTGATGCCCAGTTCAGCCAACTTTTTAATTCTCCAGTATGAAGGCTGTACGTAGTCAAGAACCCGCTCTGCGACTTCTTGTGGCGACATTACTACCTCGCCAGTGTCCATGTCAATCGCGAGCATGGACAACTTTTCCGAAACAACGGATGCCAAGTCTTTGTGCTTCCAGCCCTTGCGACCCGGATCAAACTTCTTCTCAATGCGTGAGCCGTCGTCAAGAACTACTTCCTCATCCCGACCCATCGCATCAGCAACTGCCTTTTCCATAGTCGAGTACACGACGCCAAGTTCAGTCTTCGCCTCATGGAGACTGACCAACAATTTGCATGCTTCTCGAGCATCGAGGCCCTGAGCATTCTGCTCGATTGCCAAATCAAGTTGCATGACGGCACGGCGTAAATTAGCAATTTCGTCTGAGATACCCACAATTCCTCCAGTGGTTGTGTTGTTTCAGACGATGATAGCCGCCCTCTTGCGCTGAGGCAAACCGAGGCCGGCCAAGTAAGTAAATGCCCCAACGGCGCTGTCGACCTGGTCGTCGTGGTCGGTTGCTTCTGGGAATGAAGCAAACTCATCAAGCCAAGGTGTGAGCCATGGCCCTCTAACGACACGAACATTTCCATTCGCAACAGCGGCAGCAAATGGCCTCGCTCGAGTGACTTTGTCGCCCGTAGCCCTGATAGCCGAGAAATCGTAACCAGGGAGTACATACCTAGCGTACTGGTCGGCCAGGGCCTTGCCTGAGGAGCCGGGCTCTTGCTCCATTCGAATCGCCACCTGGCGGCCGTCCTCCATGGCGGTATTTGCAATTAACTGTTCTACTTTTTCTGCCTTGACACGGGCTCGTTTTACATCCACCACATAAGCAATGCCCTGATCAAATAGCATAAGTGTGCCGACAGTCCAGTCGGGGTCAGGGTTTGCATGCGACGGCTCAGTTGCTGCAAGGTCCCAAAATCTGATTGCTCGAGCGGCGGAAGTCAGTTGAGGAATTTCAGCCGGATCAATAAGAACAAAACTTTCGCGCTCAAAGATCGACCCAAGTGTCGTAGACCACCAGTCGCCTTCCTCAAGGCGCCTACGCTCTATAGGGTCCAAGGAACTTAGGGCCGAGCGGTATGAGTCGGCGTCAATGCCGGGGTTGTCGGTCAACTTTGAAGGAACGAAGATTCGGTTATTGGCGGTGCCCTCGACGATAAACCGTTGCCGGACCCAGTTGGGGGCAGGGTTGGAAGCAGCCCTCATACGAAGGGGAACCCTGGCCAATGGCCCGGATGCTGGGCGACGCAGACGGGAGAAAAGATACCGATAGTCATTTTCCCTAATTTCCGTAACTTCGTCCATCCCAATAAACTGGAATTCAGCACCCTTGTAGCGAAGGTAGTCGTTTTGGTTATTCAGGTACCCGAACGTAATACGGGCGCCCGACGGGAAGGTAAACGTGTTCTGTACGCCGTTCCACTTAACGTCGTCATAGTGGGACATCCAGTCACGGGCACGGTCCATCAACGCACCCGGCAGGGCAAGGTCAGCGAATGTTCTACGAAAAAGAATGGCCGAATAACCAGGCACATCTACGTATTGCAGAGCGGACATCAGCAAGGCGGAAGACTTGCCACCGCCGGCCGCGCCACCAAACAGGGCTTCCAACTGGTAAGTTCGGAGAAACACCTTTTGCGTCAGGGACGGCTCTTCGGGGCAAAACTGAGGCTGCTTCGGCTGAAGATATTCGAGGACCTTGTTCCAGTCGGTCACTAAGAGGCTCCATTGTGTGTAGGATGACGATGTTAGGGTGCTTACCCCACGGAGAACGCAGCAATGGCAGAATCTGAGAATAATCCCAGTAAATGGAAACGATTTATTGGTATACTTGCTTCGCGTCAAACCTCGGCGCACTTTTTAATGGGATGCTTTGTCGTTCTTCCCGCCATAGGAGTTTCCATGCTGGGTAGGCCTGGGGCTGGTTTAATAGTAGCAGGTGCAAATGCTGGACTATATGGATACCTTTTGGGACGTGACTAATGGCCTGGAATAAGCCACAGACAAAGACGATTGAGTCAAAGATGACCGAGGCTGAGTCGGTGAAGGCCTCCGGCCTTAACGCTGGCGCTCCGGTTTCGTTCGACGTATCGCGGACAGGCAAGGCCTACAAAGACGGCTGGGACATGCAGCGCGCATATCGCGAAGGCATGCAGAAGGTTACCTGGGTTTTCAGGTGTATTGACGCGATCGCCGGCAACCAGGCTCGTCTTCCAATTATCCTCCGTGAGGACAATTCACCGAACGGCACAATTGTCAAGGAACAAAACCAAATTCTTGAACTGTTGAATTCGAAGACCAACGAAGGCGAAGATTCTTTCGTTTTTAGGTATCGACTGTCGTCCCAGTTGCTGATGAGCACCCGAGGGGTGTTTATTGAAAAGATTCGTGGACGCAATGGCGAACTTATTGCATTGCACCTGCTCCCGCCTCAGTTCACTGCGCCAATCCCAGACCCTAAAAGATTTGTATCTGGGTTCGAGGTGGACATGCCCAATGGGACAAAAGTCCGTGTCAAGCCAGAAGATGTAATTTGGATTCGCCGTCCGCATCCGCTCGACCCATATCTTTCATTGACACCGATGGAGGCGGCGGGTGTAGCGATCGAAATCGAAAACCTCGCCAAAATCTATAACCGCAACTTCCTAATCAATGATGGTAGACCTGGTGGTTTGCTGGTTGTCCGTGGCGAAATGGACGACGACGACAAGGACGAACTGCGCTCACGATTCCGCGGAAACATCAACCGAGCCGGAGGAACGACTGTTATCGCCTCCGAGGACGGCGTTGATTTTGTTGACACCGGTGCCTCGCCTCGGGATGCGGCCTACACTTCCATGCGTCAGATCACCAAGGAAGAAATCCTGGCAGCATTCGGCGTTCCTGAATCCGTTATTGGAAATGCCGCCGGCCGTACATTCTCAAATGCAGGAGAAGAAATCAAGGTTTTCTGGATGGAAACCATGCTCCCGCACCTCGAGCCAATCGCTCGAGCCCTAGACAACCTGCATCCGACATATTATGTTGACTTCGATACAACTGACGTGCCGGCTCTGATTCTTGCTAAGCAGGAACGAGAAGGACACCTGTTGCAGGAGTTTCAGGCTGGTCTGATTACCGCTAACGAGTATCGCCAGAACACAGGGCGCAAGAATGTTGTTTCAGACTTGGCCGACTCCATGCTGGCCAACCCGAACCTTGCACCAATTGGCAACCCAGAAAAGCCGATGGAAACGCCACCTCAGGGACAGGCTCCTGGTGCTGCCCCGCAAACGGTGATGACACAGGCGGTTCAGGCCGGAGCAGTCCCTGGAGTTGAGCCGATGCCCCCGGCAGCACCCCAGACACCACCAGGAGTTGAGCCCGGAATGGGGATCGTTGTCCCCGAGCAGAACGCCGTACCACCGGAGGCCCAGGTTCCAGCACCTCCGACAGGACAACTTTCCGCTGAAGGCTCTTTCATCAGCCTCAAGGGGGCTGATACCCCTTTCGTAAACATTGAGACCAAGGCTGATGAGTCTGCTGATCGATGGACGGAAATCCTCGACGCAAAACTAGAAAATCTTTTTGAGCGTCAGCAGCGGGTAATTCTTGAGAAGGCGCTTGGCCCCAAGGCTCGCAAACTCATGATTGGTGGAACATTCGATGTCGGAAGCGTGTTCGACAAGAAGGTCTGGGATAAGCAGATCAGCGACGACATGCGTCCAATTATTTCTGGCATTGTGAACGACGCCGCCAACTCTGCTCGCCAACAGTACCCACAGGCATCAGAGCCCGTAAGCGACAAAGAATTGCAGCAATACATTGACAGTCAGGTTGCTCGAATGCAGCAGGTCAATGAAACAACACGAGAAGAAATTGCAGCAGCACTTCTTGTTGGTATGGCAATCCGTGATTCGGATGAAAGAAACGGGCTTCTAAGAGCCGCCTTGATGGCCATTTTCGCTCATTTGATTAACAAGCGCAAGCGACAGATCGCTGAGCATGAGGCGCAGTCTGCCTATAACGCCGGCCTGTATTTGGTTGGCAAAAAGGAAGATGGATCATCAATGTTCAGTAAGCGATGGGTAACACGAAAAGACGATTCGGTTAGAAGCGAACACCGCGCACTCGAGGGCAAGGCAGTTCCACTAAAGGATTCATTTACAGGAGACGGAGTCACCCTTCGGTTCCCCGGTGATCCGCTGGCTCCTCCTGGTCTAACCATCAACTGCCGTTGTCGTCTTCGCATTCAGCCAACTGAATAAGTAATGCCATTACTGAAACATTCCCCTACTGGGGTAATGCGGCGAGTATCATAAA